CACCGTCGCTGGTCTTTTTTCTTGCCGTCGAGGTCGGCTGCTAGCTCCGCACCTGAAGACCAAAGGAATTCCGCAAGACACCCACTCCGTAAAGCATGTCCACCGTGAACTGCTGCGCCAGCGTGTTGGGCTGGTAGCTCATCAGCACGCGCATGCCAAAATTGCCTAGTTCGGCATACTCCGCAATGGCGCCCGTGCCCTGCAGAGGCTTGGGCAGCCGGCGGACGGCGAGACCCAGCGCATTCCGGGCAAACGCAATGTTGTTTGTCGTCACAGGGGCGCTCCCCGTCTTCTTCACGAACTGAGAGCGAAACACGTGAAAGTCCTTGATCTTTCCGATGGTCCCGTCCGTCATCGCTCGTAGGCCCGCCTCGCCGGCCTTCTCGTACTCGCTGAACCGCGCAATTTGACGCAGTTGCGAGTAAGTGTTGCCGTCCACCACCAGGAACTTTTGCTCCCCGGCCGGAACCTTGGCATTGAACAGCGCCGTCTCGGCTTGATCGATCGAGGCTTCCGTCAGCGCAACCCCGCCCGTGCCGACTGGGCTGTTGGCCGTGAATTGGCTGTACATGTTCAGAAGGTCGGTTTCCACCTTCTCCGCCAGCGCCACCATCGCCGGCTGCATGTAGAGCCTCAGCAGGTCAGGTACGGCAATCACCTTGGTCACATCCGGAATCTGAAAGGTCGCTTCGGCGTGGGTGTTTAAGATGATCTGGGCGGAGGTCAAGTCGGGGTTCTGCGTCGTCACCGAACCACCCTCCGCAATGTTGTACGCCGTCATCACCGGTGGCACCGGCACGTTCACCGTATCCCCGGCCGATGCCATCGTCGGTTCAAAGTCCCGCGTCACCAGGTTCCCCATCACCAGGTGTCCCATCAGGGCGGGAAGGGCGTCCACCGCAACCAGTTTCACAATCGCGTTCGCCAGATTTGCTGATGTAATCGCTGCCATTCTCTTTTCCTCTTTCTTTTTCCTTGTCTGTTACTCGCCCCGCAGATTCTGCAGCGCGATGTTGGATATCTGCTCTCGCACCTTCTGCAAGTCCTCGGCATTCATGCCTGGCTTGATCCGGTCAAGATCGATCGCCGCCGTTTGGCCGGCGGGTACGCGGGCGGACGGTTGGATTCCCGTACCTCCCGTCATCCTCGCCGGCAGAAACTCCGGGTTTTCCTGCACGAATCCGCCCAGGTATTCCCGCAAACTCATCTCGCCCTGACTGGTCCGGGCCGCCAGCGTGCCGTCCGGCAGCCGTTGGATGTCGTCCTTTACCACCCGGAAGGCCAGATCAACCTTCGAAACGCCCAACCGTTGCAGTTCGGCCCGGATCTGAGAGTTCCGCTCGGCCTCCTCCGCCGCCTGACGGTTCCTCTTGTTCTCCTCCACCACTTCGTTCAACCGTCGTTCCAAGGTCTCTCTGCGCCGCCGCTCCTCTTGCAGCTCCACCTTGTACGCCGGTTCCGTCTTCTCGCGTTGCGCGCTCAGGTATTCGTCGATTACCCCTCGCATCAGCCGAGTCAGTTCCTCAGGCTGTGGCGTTGAACCAGCCTCTTTGTTTTGTTCTTCCATCTCATCTCCTTTCGCTTCTTCCTTGATCGCCAGTCCGCTCCATGCCGGCATCCCGCGTTGCCGCGGCGGCCTGAAGGCGAACTCCGCCCCTCGACAAAAAGAAAGCGCCCGGGCTATGCTTGCTCCCGGGCGCCAATTCAGCTCCAGTCTTCACATGTTTCGGTCGAGTGCTACATCCCTTTGTCGATCTCCCGCGCGATTTGATCCTTCATCTCCTGCCGTCCATCGCACAGGTACTTCATCGCCAGCTTCTTGAAGATTTGACCCTTGAGGGTTGTCGAGGGGATTCCAAGCGCCAGGATTCGCTCCGCATCGGCCAATTCCGCGCTGAAGTCTCCAATGTCGAACTCGTCAAGTCCCGCAACATCCACCTCGATTTCGTCCCCGCGCGCTGCCGCTACTGCCCGGAGTACCTTCTTCATCGTGTCTTTCACCAGGTCGCCATAACCGCGCAATACCTCCTGCGTGATTGCAAAGTCACGTTGTTTGCTCAGTCCCGTCATCGAACTGTCCTTCGACATCGACCCGCCCGCCTGGCTCAGTAGATAGCAAACCCGGTAAATCTCTTCCTTCAGGCGGTCGATGTTCTTCAGCGCCAACTCGAAAATATGCCCTTCTGGCTCGCTCCACCCGAAGCGGTCCTGGGCTCCCAGTCTTAGGTAGTACCCCTCACCCAGGTCTCCCTCGAACTCCTTGTCGCTATAGATCACCGGCATCGCAAACAGACCGTTGGTCAGCGCCCAACTCAGCGCATTGCTCTTGCTGAAATGCTCCAGTTGGAGCGTCGCTGCTTTGTTCATCAGCCACAGTCCTTCGCTCACCTTCATCTCGAACAGAGGAACTCGTCCCAGTCTCGCTAGTCCATGCAGGCCCTCGTCGAGCAACACCGGCCCCCCCTGCCGCTCTCCTGTTGATTCCGCTTCGTAGATCTTGTAGTTCTGCCGGTCCAGGTGCAACCAGCGCACGATTGCGGTCTGGCCGCTGCCGCGCCCGAGCTGGCCGCCGCGCCGCTCCGACCTCAATACCACCCACTCGAACTCCCCGCGCTCATTCCGCTCCCAATTTACAAGGCTTGCGGCTGGATACTCGCGCAGATATGCTCTGGAAATCCCCAGCGCATCCTCTTCCGCCCGCGTCTTCGCCCGCCCCGGCCCTTTCGGGAAATCCACGGCTATGTAGGTGCTGCCAGATACCAGAGCCTCCGTCAGACTTCTCCGGAAAAAATCGCTCAAGGAGTTCCCCTGCATATCGCAGTCTTCCGCAAAGTCATTGTAGAAATCGCGGCTTTTCAGGCAGGAACCCGTGTAGGTCAGGAGCGGTTCTCGGCGAAACAGCGTCGTTGCATACCAGTCGATAATCGATCCCACATAGTTCTCGTAGTAGGCCCGTTGGACTCGCTCGCTGTAGACTTCCGGCGGCTCTGAATACCTTGGCAGTAGATATTCCACCGCGTTTGCCAGGAACTGGTCGCCACCCGAGTATAAGTCCCGATATCGTCGCAACATGTCCGCGTGCGCACGATATTCGGCTCTCTCCGCCTGTATCTCTTTCATCCGACACTCCTTCACGGTTTGAACGCATTTTTTCGCATGCCAATCGTCTGCCTCTCGGAAAACTCTTGCCACACTAGATAACCGAGCGCATCGCTTAGGTGGGTCCGCTGTTTGTCCCGGTTCTTATCGATCTCATACGTGCCTTCCACCCATGTCACTTCTTCGAGATCCTTCACTAATTCCCGGCATCCCGGTGCCACCACCATCCCAATCGCCCCGTCTGCCGCTCGCAGTTTTGCGTTCATCAGTTGAACCCTGTCCTTCACGCCAGGGTTCTGCCTCGGGATCCGTATCGCCCATTCCGTCCCTTTCAAATTCCCGAAGAAGTCCCTGAGCACCCGCTCGTCCGACCCGCCCACCGTGTGCGCCCGGTGCCCGGAAGCGTCCGCATAGATCCGAAGTCCTCGCCTCCAGTTCGGAAACCGCTTCAAAAACTGCTGGCACGCTTCCAATGTGGTGGCTCGCCGGAGCACGATCTCGTCCAACACTTCAACGACTCCCTCCCGTACCTGAGCCACCACCGACGCCATCGGATCCACGTTGAAGTCCAGTGCCCACAACAATGGGATGGTGTCGTCCCTCACTAACTCCGCCACGTTGTGCCGCCGGTCAAATGAGCCATACACCAGCCCGCGCCTCGGATTCAGATACCCGCCCATCACCTCCTGCTCGAAGAAGGCTTCGTCGTAGCTGCCCCGCAGTCGCTCGTAGAAGTCCGGAACCTGCTTCAGCAAGTGCCGGTTCTCAAACGGCGCCGCTTGGATCACGGCATAACCCGGCGGCGGATCTTGGATGAACTTCCGATACACCCAATCGAACCCTTTCGGCGTCCAGACTCCAAATCCACACAGCCGCTTTGCTTTGGGGTCGCGCAATCGCCCTTCCAACCGCAGCCACGCCTCCTCTGAGGTGTAGGTCAGCTCATCCACTCCAAACCATGCGAGGTTCGTCCCCCGCAACTTCTCGAAGTCGTCCAGTGACCGGAACAGGATCTTCGACCCGATTGCTGGAAAATACAACTGGTTTTCCGCCTTGTTGAACTCCCATGCCATGTCGCTTTCTCCCAACACCTCGAAAAGCGATGCCTGAGTCGAATCCCGAAGCATCGGGTAGGTTGGCGCCCCAATCAATCCCGTTCGCCCATGGTTCTCCACCACGAGCCGCAATGCCTCGTGACAAAGGGCTTGGCTCTTCCCGGATCCAATGGGCCCGGAGAACCCCTTGAA